ATTAGCATACTGAGAACTAGAAAGAGCAGCAGGAGTCATAGTAATGTAGTCCGCATATCGCAAGCGACAAATTCTTGTTTGCGGAAAACCAGACAAAGTCGTTCTCGTACTGAGACCCATAGCGCGCTTAACACGCCTAACCTTTTTGCGGACATTTAGACGACGCCGTTTGTAAGCGGGACCCCGCTTACGACCTGCTCCACGCTTACGCTTCATAACTGCTGCACGACTGCCAATCTCTAAGCCTATTTATAGACTGGAGCCAATGTAGCCACGTAGCCAAAGTGGATGGGTAATACTAGACCATCCACCGTGGATACATGACCGGGTGAAACTACGGTCTTCGCGTTTTCATTATAGTAACAGTGGCGTTCGTGCGCCAGGGAGGGTGGAGGAGCGGCGGCAGCGGCCGCCTTCAGGGCGGCCTGCCGCGCATTCTTAACGATTATCGACGAATTTTTTTTTTTTCCCGGGATTCGATCCCATAACCTCCCGTACTCATTTTCACCCTATGTAACCACGACGTAGCCACTAGGCCAGGTCTATTTTCTTAAAGATGGCTGGCAATCCAAGACTCAAGTACTGCTTCACTCTCAACAACTACGAGGAGGATGACGAAACGCGCATCAAGCTTTTTTTCGAGGAAAAGGCTGCGTACGCTATCTACGGCCGCGAGATAGCTCCTACAACCGGTACGCCACACCTTCAAGGTTACGTACACCTCAAACAAAAAATGCGTTTCAACGGATTTAAGGCTGCAATCGGAAATGCTTGCCATATCGAACCAGCTAACGGGTCCGACCAGCAAAACTTTGATTATTGTTCTAAGTCCGGTGATTTTTTCGAATTTGGTGAAAAGACAACTCAGGGTAAGCGTTCTGATTTGGAATCGGCTGCTGAATTACTCAGAGAAACCAAGTCCATAAAACTTGTTGCTGAAGCACACCCCGGTATTTATTGGCGTTATCACAGGGGGATTAAGGACTGGAAAGCACTCGTTCTACCAACCGTACCCAGAAATGCCAAAACCCGAGTACATGTATTTGTGGGACCTCCTGGAACTGGGAAATCAAGAGCTGCTTCCGACGCTGCCGGAGGAACCGTCTTCCGCAAACATTTCGGAGAATGGTGGGATGGATATGATGAACACGACACCGTTATCATCGACGACTTCTACGGATGGATTCGGCACTGCGAACTACTTAGAATCCTTGATCGCTACCCCCACCAGGTTCCAATCAAAGGGGGATTTAAAGAATTTGTACCGAAGGATATCTTTATCACCTCGAACAAGCCCATTTCAGACTGGTACGATTTTGAACGAATTAGAGCTAGCCCAGCTGCGCTGTACAGAAGAGTTACGACATACAAGTGGGTGACGATGAATGATGATGGAGATACTATCTTCCAAGATTTTATTGATGCTACGACTGGAAATAAAATACAAATTGACTATTAACTTTGAGGAATGTCTTTAGGCTCGCTCCATGATACAATGTAATCTATAGTAACTAAACATTGCATAGTGTAGTCACTAATAGTTTGTCCATTGACACTACCAAAATAAAGTTGATATACACCAAGATCAGTTGGGTTTGCCCCTACGCCTGAGCCAAGACGCAACATATTGTCTTTTACATCTTTCACATTAAAGAATTTCTTTGCAGAAAATTTAGCTCCACATTTCACAGGATAAATGTTATTTACATTAGGTACAATGACCTTATAACTAAAACCACGTTCACTAAGATTATCAAACAACTGGCCGGCTGACCATGTAGCAGCGGTATCATCTTGCAACTTTACACCGCATAAAATAGGAGTATAATTCGTAGCCTGAACGGCATTGTTCAAAATAAAACGGACAGTTATTTTACTGCCTAACACAACGTAATGATTATAATACAGAGCCCACTGGTCAAAACCTAAGGGCTGATGACCGCCGACTTGAATATTAGGGTCAAAAAGACCATTCGCAGCAAAATTAGCATACTGAGAACTAGAAAGAGCAGCAGGAGTCATAGTAATGTAGTCCGCATATCGCAAGCGACAAATTCTTGTTTGCGGAAAACCAGACAAAGTCGTTCTCGTACTGAGACCCATAGC